TATAAAAGATCTTCGGTCTTCTGTATACTCTTATCTTCTAAACCATTACCATTGAAGTATGTGAAACCTATTTCATCTACAGCGAGTGTAGTTCCAATAGGTACTATCTTATACATTACACGAATCTCAGTAGCAGGATGCCTCCAAGCTTCGAAACGTACCTTCAATGAGTTTGCTGGATTGAGCAGATTAATAAGTTTGGTAATATAGACTGCATCAGTCTTATCACCTGTATTCCTCTCAGCATCATTCTCACCAATTGCAAGGTTGTTAACCCTGTTCATAGTGGTGATTAAAGAACAACGGTCTGTATCAATAACAGGAGATATACTCTTGTTAGTGGTTGTCATAAGCATCTGAACGTTCAGAGACTTAGAACCAGACAGTCTAGCGTCCTCATTTACCTGAGAGCATACTAACTTAGGAGAATCAAAGTAATTGTCCTCATTAGCAATCATATCATAATATACACCATCATTGATGAATGATGCTTCATCAACGTTAGATCCATTTCTAATTGATGTACCTGTGACTATATTGATTCTAGGATCAACAGTAGTTTCAGGGTATACAGTCATCTGAAGTTGTGGGTATACCTGATCTATCTGTACGTTCTGTGTGGCAGTAACATTATGACCACCAGACACAATACCAGATGTAGATACAGATGTAACCGCTAACTTATAGGAATCTATAGTAGGAGATCCAATTGCAGTGTGCAATTTGTTAATCTCTGTTAATGGAATACCATCTAAGTTATAACATTCAATAATACTAGATGAACTATGTGCCAGCGCAGCAGTACCACCTAGACCTCTCGAACCTGAAGGTAAAGTTAGAATCTTACCATCAGCTGAGATAGCACTGTATTCACAGATCTCCCAATGCTGTGTTGGGATTTCTGGATCTCGAATAACAATATAACCTTTATTGGATGAACCAATTGTTTCACCATTAATAATAGTATGGAAGGCAGCTGCATCAGCAACGTGCAGCGAGAATGTACTCGACACACCATCCGAGGCAGTAATACCATTGGTATGATATGCAGAGTCAATAACTGTTGGTGAGACTTCAGAAATAACACCTTCTATCTTAACAGAGTTAGAAACGTCGTGCATACAATGGTTTGCGTGACGTACTGTAATTTCTGTTGCCTTATTGTAGTAAGAAATCGGTGCAGAAGGATACCTATTAATATCATCGCCACCAGCAACAACACCACTGGAAGCGATGGTACCCGATGCAACGGTTACTGAATTTACTACTTGTGTGATTGGATCTGCGTCAGCGAATGTACCAGTTACAGATTTGATACTTACCTTAGAAGTACCAACATCCCAACCAGTAACCATACCAGATGCACCAGATCCATTAGTGATCTCTTCTCCAACCTGGAATGTACCAGATACACCAGTCAACGTAATCTCAGCGGTTGCTCTAGAAGATACTAACCTATAGATATATGTTGAACCTGATGCAACACCTTGACGGAATGATCCAACTAGATCATCAAGAATCAAGTATGCATTAGATGAACCCTGTACACCTTGTACAACCTCTCTGACAATAGCAGATGGTGCAGGTGAAGTATCAGTCTGTGTAAGTTCAGCACCGATAGTAAAGTTCGCTGCGTGACTGTCAAGGATTACCTTAACTTCTGGTTTAGTAGTCTCAACTGGGTTGAGTCTTAATGGAGCAATACCACCATTACCTATTGCTAGTTCAGCATTATTGAACCACGCTGTACCAGTTGTATTTGGTGTAAACTCCGCTTTATATAATATAAACTTAAGGTCTTCGTACTGGTCAGCAGTCCAAGTAGATGCGTTCTGTGACTTGAATAGTACACCAGCATAAGGCTGTTCTGAAATGGTTCTATCACTAGTTACATCGTCTTCACCCATTCGAGAGATCCAAAGCTTATACTCGTTGGAGTCAGATAGAACAACAACGCAATAATCACGATTCTCTGTAGTATAGACTGGAGAAGGGAACGTAAATTTAGTAGGAATCGTACCATTTTCTGATAGATTTATTTGACTAGGAAGGAGAGTAACGTCAGAGAAAGCAAGAACTTTAGTGGTAGGATAACCATTAGCCATTTCCCTAACTTGTACCGAGACAGGAATTCTTTCATCTCTTGTTCTAAAGTAAAGTTCTACTGATGTTAAGAATGCACCACCCTTAGATTCAACTAAGAAGGACTGTGCAAGAGGGTCATACCAACCTGTGTCTCTGACACTTGTGGTTGTAGTGTTAACAACTCTATCCTGAGTTACAGTATCTCTTACAATATCTGCATTTCTAACTGCAAGGATGGTCTGTTGCTTGGTTTCAATAACTCCAGATGCAACATAATTGTGTTGTGCAGCAGAATCAACTTCACCAGGTACTCTAGAGTCAGTAGGAGAAGTAGTAACACGGATAACACGTGTACCTGTAGCAAATCTTGGGTTGGTAGATACAGCAGGATTAGGAATCCAGATAATACCATCAAGGTTACCATTAGTATCTGAAATTAAACGCTTAGGTTTAACAACAGAACGTGCACCAGAGGTAGCACCAACTAAGATTTCACCTTCTAATGGGTTACCATAGTATGTACCAGCAACTGTCTCAGACATTGTTTTAGTATCAATGTTGAGTAACGGTGTGGTAGATGCATAAGATGTTGGTAGATCAGAACTATCGTATGGTGACTTACCATCATCATATCCTGTTTCAGGACTTACAATCTTTAACCTACATCCAGATGTTTGTCCAACAACTGTTTCTCCTACAACATAAGGAGTATCATTAGTTCTAATATCCTCAATTGTATTCTTAATAACTTCAATCAACTTAGGAGTTGTATAGAAGTTAATGTTAACATTATCAATGAAAGCATAGAACCTAGTATTAGGCTTCAAACGCTGAATAGCAAATGCTATATTTCTAGAACGTACGAAAGGTACTACTGTACGCTCAATAGTTCTGTCACCTAAGGACTGACGGTCAATACGTGGTGTTACACGAGTCCTTAATCCAGAACGTACTTGTGAACTTGTTGTTCTTGTAGTTGTAGTATGAATCCATCTAATACCTGGTCCTCTGAAGAACTGAGAACTAGTTGAAGATGTGGAAGCAGACCACTGTGTCCTCCAAGAGTTCCACTGTGTAGGAACAAGACCTGTGTTAACATCTCCACCAAGACGCTGAATCTGTGCGTTGAAATCACCTTCTATGTTAACAACACGATCTGCTGCACGTCTTGTATCAATCCAGTCATCAGATGATGGGAATAAATCAAGTCTACCAATGTAAGCAAAAACGTTAAATGGGTTTACGTTCTCAACTCTAGAAGCATAAGGTTGCTTAATAAAGACAACTTCACTGAATGGAAGTATAACTGTACCAGTTTCAGTTAAGGTTACACCAGAAGAACCAGAAGAATTATACTGTAGAGATACGTTAGTAGTATAGTGTGAAGGACGTAATGTACCTTCTTTAAAGTCTAAGGAAGCAGAGAAGTCTTCGTGTGTGGTTGCTGTAGCATCAAAAGAAGTAAAGTTATCAACTAAGAAACCATTCTTGAACTTATCAAATCCATCAGCATCCTTAACAGGTAAGGAAGATGTTTCTAGTTCAAGCATTGAAAGTGAAGTATAGAACTCCAACTGGTCAACACGTTTTTCAATAGCACCGATATCACGCATAGTGAATCGTCTATTGTTCTCTCTAGAGATTGCAACGTCTTCAGGACCATATCCATATGGCTTATGAACTAACGTTGCTAGTAACATAGCATTATCAATATTGGCTGGTAGTTCACCAGCTTCACCAGATATACCCTTAACGATCTTAAATTGTTGCTGATCAGTTAAGAATAGTTTATCAGTACGTCCAAGATAGAAGTCATAGTCACAACGGAAGTCGGACTCTGGTTTAGGGATGTCAATAACAGTAGCGTTATTTGCAACACCACCTGAAGCAAATGATCTATCTTTAAAGTCTAATGATGCACAGTTGACAAAGTAAGGTGCTGTTACAGTACCTGAACCAGATAGTACAGGTGTTACAGCAGGTCTAAAGTCAAGAACATCTCTTAATTGTTTAGTCTCACCATCCTGTGTGAATGATGGAATCTTATCATAATCAATACCAATATAAGATTCGGAAGCAAAGTAATCACCAGTTGCTTCGTGAACGAATCTATCAAATACTATCATCAACTTCCTTAGAGGTTTGGTTGATGAAGCATATCTAATTAGTTTACTGATATCATAGTAGTGTCCTTGCTGGTTAGGATCAAGGAAGAATGATGGTGTAATATTCTTACTACCTTGAACAATAGATCCTTCAGCATCATTAATAATACCAGTTATGACAGCATCGTTAGCATCAAAACCACGTACACTCTCACCTAATAGGAAGAACTGATCGTTCTCATATACGTAATGACAGACATACGAAACTGGGTTAAAGTTGATAACACGAGCTTTTGCTTTGGAGGTAATTCCCTCAATGATAGTTCCTTTCTTAAAGATTGTTGCGTCCTGGAATGTTGCATTAGGAATCTGTGCAGGATTATCATCGAGTGATTCGTAGACGGCGTGTACCTTGTAGACATCAGTAGCTCCCAATGAAATCTCTTCGTCTTCAATACGTGTACCATAAAGTGAACCGTATGTCAGACCATATTTCTGAGCGTCAGAAGAAATGGCGGTTCTCTCAACCTTCATTACTTCCATCTCAGTTGCATTCTTTAATTTCTTCTCTGCCTGGTTCTTAGAAAGTGAAGTAATCAAACGACAAGTTGTAGCACTAGATATGTTTGATACAGTTAAAGATGTTCTAGGTGTACCAGTAGTGTTAAATGTTAGGTTAGGTTCTATATCAATAATCGTACCTGCTGTAGGAGCAAGTTCTACCAATGAATAATGATCCTTATCATATGAAAGGAACTGTTCATCTGCTGGTAATGATATTGAAAAGTCATTATTACCAGTAACAGTTATATCATCAAAGGTACGTGCAACTACTGCTGATTCGTCAGCAATAGACTTAATAGATTCCTTAGGCATTTCAATCAGCATATCTGCTGTTGCCTTATCATATATTTGTACTCTACGACGAATGAATGCAGGATAATCTCCATCACTAACACCAGAGGGAGTACCATTTGCTTGTAAAGCATTTGTAATCTCTCCCTGGATACTACCACCAGTAGTATCGATACGGTTTATAGTGATTGTATTTGTGCCATCAGGTGTTAGGACATCACCAGGACGTAAATCAATAGTAAAGTTTGACTTAGTACCAGTAACAGTACCAGCAGTAAGGTTAAAAGTTGTACCTGAAATGACTCTTTCATCGTCTAATAATAAATCTCCAGCAAATATAATTGAGTTGGTATCAGGATCTCTACCTGTTACACCTTTAGCATCAGTGATTTGGAACTGGAAGTAGTTAGTTAAAGTACCAACTTCAACACCATCTCTCTCAATGATCTCTCCATCACGGAAAGTACCATAAACTTGGTATACCATAAAGATGTCATCATTGACAACATCATTTACTACAAATGCTTTTGCTTTGGATGTTCTACCACGAATAACAGCACCTTGACTCATTGTGGTGTTCTGATTCAAATAGAATGCTGTTAATGGTTGAATATCAAATAGATATGTCTTATAAACACAATCTGTTGCAGTTACGTTAGTACCACTATGATATTCGTATGCAGCACAACGTGCATATGCAATAATCTGTCCTGTTGCATTCAATCCATTAGGTGCTACATCACGAAACTCAAGTACCTGATAATTAGCAGTAACACCTTCACCATTAATAATAGGATTACCCCTAGTATTATTCATCAGCATATAGTTACCGAGTTCAAACGGTACTATAGAGTTCTGAAGTGCTTTAGTATCTCTTGGTTTTGCTAGGTCTAGGAATGTAGGAGTTAAAGTTTCTGTCTCATATCCTCTAACATATGCCTTACCTGGACTTGCTTCTAATGCATAGAAGGCAGAACTAGATGTGGTACCCTCTTTAGATACTTCACCTGGAAGATATACACCACCATTCAAACCATCATTCTGATGCTCTCTTACACGTACATCAAAATCTCTTACTGTATAATCACCAGACTCATCAAAAGTACGACGTGCTAATTCCTTAGCAAATTCATTATATGCTGTTCTGTCTACAAAACTTTCTATAGTTGCATTGTTAATACGCAACAATTCTAAGAAGTTCTTATCAGTATCATCATCGATAACCTTCTTAGTTAACGTAGCACGTACTCTGAAACGGTGTCCACCTGGAGCAGAGTAGTTAGATGTACCAGTCGCATTGTCATTCAGACTAGGATCGTCTTCAGGAGTTACAATAGATTCAAATACTTCTAAACCAATTCTATAAGATGGGTTGTTAGTATACTGATCAAGAATAATTGTTTGTTCTAGTATATCAACAAAATAACCACGTATGAAATAAACACCATTAGCTACTGTTGCAGTAGAACCAATTGCTGTTGCTTCTGTAGGAAGTAACTGTGCAAATGGAGTTCCGATCTCAATTAGTGTACTACCAAACGTTAATTCTGCATCGCAAACTAACTGTTCATTGTTTACGAACGTATTGGTATCACTATCGTCACCACCAGAAGTGATGTACTTAAGATATAATGTAATATAACCACGATCAGATGTAGTAGATGATATAGAAGATATAACTTTTGCTTTAATTCCAGTAGTTAGACCAGTTATAATACGTCCAGTTAATTGCTCACGATATAATTCAACACTTGTACCTAAGAAATTACCTTGTAGTAGAACTGCCTTAGCGTCTAGGTCATAACCAACCTGACCAGGAATGACCATTGCGCCATCCTTGAACATATGCGATCCCATCGACTCCAGCTGATTCTGCAGAAGGGATTGCATCGTAGTAAGTTCCCTAGCTTGGATAGGATATCCAGGTCTATAGAGAACCTTGTAGAAATTATTTTCCTTATTGAAATCGTCAAAATAAGGAGATATATTCAGATTGGTATTCTGTGGCATTGTTTTAGAACTCTACTACGATCTTGATGTCTTCAATTTGGTCGCCAGCACGGGAGATTGCTCTCCTATTGTCTATGTAGATGACTTTTCCAGAGTCTTTTTTCACCTCAGGTTTGGCGTAACCAGATGTGAATGACATACCGAGATCGTACTCAGTGTTATTAATAACACGAGTTGCTTCACCAGGAACAACAGGGAAGTTAATGTCTGGGTCAACGGATGTACCTGATCCAGAACCTACTATAGTGTTACCACCAGAGAACTCCACTTTGTTTCCTGTAATTTCAGGGAAGATACCATCAACCCTGTTTTGGAAATATTTTAGAACCTTAGTAACATTATTCCAGGAAACAACTCGACCACGAGCAGTAACCTGCTGTCCACCAACAGTTCTTGTTTGTGTGATGATTTCATCAGTGTTAAATGTACCTGTAAAATCAGGAGAGAAAATTACAGCATTTGTAACTGATAATGTAATAGCATCTGCCAATTCTTCTGTACCGTACTTGAATGGATTAAGAGTCAATCCAATACGACGGTAATCGTTATCAGTTGGGAAGTCACCTGAACCCTCAGAGTAGGTGAACTTAGTATTGATCATTACACGATAACCACCCAACTCAATGGACGGGGCTGATCCGTGTCCTCCTTTAGGTGGGATGATGACATCGATAGCACCCCCAGACCCAGTACCAGCACCAATACCGTTAACTTCATCAATAATTACTTTACCAAAGGAATAGTTAGAACCACCAGATGTTACAGTAGCACTAACAATGCGACCGCCGTCCACAACGATACTAATCCTACCGCCCGTGCCATCTCCCTTGATCGTGATATTTTCGTACGTTCCATTGTTGTAACCAGAACCAGAAGATTGTATTACTACAGTATCTATCTCACCACCAACGGCATCAGATTGAACAGCAGTATCAACTAACACAGGCATATAATCGCCTGAGAAGAACTTCAAGACCTGACCAACAGGGATCGTAAACATATACTTCCAACGGTAACCATCAGCAGTTGTGATAATTGAAGTGGAGGTGCCAGTAGGCTCAACAGTAGAAGGTTTACCATTAGGATCACTAGGACTTGTCCCGTTGTAGATACACTTGTAAACCTGATAAGACGAGTTAACAACGTAGAAATCTGCATCGTATAATTTAGTAGCACCAGAAGAAGCAGTCTTACTGGATGAATAATCGTGACGGTACATATCGTACACGTAACCCAAACCACCAGTGGTTTGTTCTGGGGGTATCCAGTCGATACGACGTATGACCTGAATAGAGTCATTAGCTAAGACTCTCTTCATAGATATCATATCATCATATGCATCTGAAAATTCTTGGAAAGAATCGATAGGGGTAGGAGGATTGTTCTCGTTATCCCATTCTTGAGGTCTACCTATAAAAACATACAGACGATCACGATTTGCACCAGCAGCTATATCGCTCTGAGTTTTATCGGGACCTTCAAGCGATTTGATGAATTTTTCTGCGGTGAAAATTCTAAATTGATCGGTAAGTAATGCCATTGCTAGCTTGTGCCTTCTTTTTATTTATACTGGGTTTAATCAGGCTCGTTTCGAACGGATGATGGATACTCAATTCCACTCAGAGTGCCTGAAGCTGCGGATGCCTGTCCAGTGATAGTCTCATTCTTATTCCATAGGTAATTACCACCGTTAGCAACAGGGTCTTTACATACTAGAACCTTAGTAGAGGAGTCCCAAGATACTACAGTAGCTTGTACACCACTTAAACTACCAAGAACAGTTTCACCAACGCCAAAGTTATATGCATTTGCCATTGTCATAAATGTAAACTGGATAGTTGATAAATGTAGTTCACCATCACCTAGAGCACCAGCAACAGAAACTGTTGGTGATCTAGCAGGTAAACTAGCATCAGTCATTTGATCACCTTGTGCAAACAAACTTGTGTTCTGTCCACCAAGGGTCTCTTCTAATCCATATAGTGAAGATGCTATACCACCATCAAGGTTAATTGCACCTTCAAAATCTGTACCAGTATTAATTAGGTCAGGTATACCATCTCCAGCACCAGATAATTCATCATCATCTTCGAATGCCTTATCCTGTATAACCTGTATAGGATCTGTTAACTGGTAAATTTTTGATCCTACTAAATCGATTAACACGTGTGGTTCAACACCAGTTGCACTAGATGCTGCAATACCAGCAGTAAAGTCAATAACCTGTGATGTTACCATTGATGACCCACCATCAATGAACGCTAGTTTATCAACCTCAAATACCAGGTACAATGCTTTATCAGCAGGTACCCAGTCATATACACGTGCAATCTTGTTACTAGAACTTTCTGAGGTTCTAATAACTCTGTCTCCTACATTAAAAGTATATGTTGATATACCAGTATTAGGATCATCTGCTAGTGAATCTAGAGTTACCTTTTGATCATACCTAAAGTTAACTGCTCTATCACATCCAGTAAATGATGTAGCCGTCTTACCAGTGTATCTTATTACTTCTCTTCCAATAAGGATTTTTCCAGATCCAGGAAACGGATCTGTAGTTTCAACATATATTGACTGATCCGTAATTCCAACATCTGTAAGTAAACCTGTAAGATTATAGATTGTCGAGTTAAACGCTTGTCTGTTCCTCGACTTCTTAATGAGATCAGTCTTCCTTGTAAATATGACTTGTGGTGCAACAGCATAGCCGCCGCCAGGGTCAAGTACATCGATCCCCGTGATAGAACCCAAATCAACAGTCGCTTGTGCCCTGGCACCTCCACCACCTCCTCCGTTTAGTAGGATAACAGGTGGGGTCTCAAAGAATTCACCAGCGTTAGTTACATTAACCTGTTTGATGATACCAAACTGATCTACATCAGCAACACCAGTAGCACCTTGTCCTCCACCACCAGAGACAATTAAATTTATATCTCCATTCTCATAGTTGGCACCAGCCTGTTCTAATGACAAACCAGTGACTAAACCTGTTACAGGACGTAATTCAGCACCAGATCCACCACCACCTTCTATCACAGCAGTAGTTTCATCTGAGTAATAGTCATCCCCATTGGACAACATCTGAATATAGTTTATAGATCCTGCAGGTGCTAATATGTTACCTTGTGTATCTACTTGATCTTCTTCCCACAAGAATGCTTTTGCAGTTGCACCATAACCATTACCTGAAGTGTTGATCTTAATTCTAAATGGATCATATCCTTCCCCAGGATGCAATACCTTAACAGCAGCTATCTGTCCATTAGTAATTATTGGCTCTAAAATAGCCTCCACAAGAGGCGTACCACAATTTCCTATAGTAAGTTTAGGTGGATCTGACGCAACATACCCAGAACCACCATCCGAAACAAATACGTCCTTTACACCATACGTACTGTTGAAGATTGGCTCAATTACTGCTCCTGATCCTGGGACTGTTCTTGCCATTTAGTTTATCGTACGTCAATTGTACCAATCATATTAGTGTGAGCTGTACACTGATAATATAAAGTAGTTGGTGCATCTAAAGGTACAGTGAATGTCTGTAATGCATTCTTATCACCTGAAACACCTGTAGTATATTCAGTACCAGACAATCCAGTTGTAGACTGTATTCTTAGCGGGTGTCCTGAGCCTGCTTGATTGTCAAGGTCATATGTAAATCCTCTATAAAAAACAAGAGTAACGTTATTGGTACCACCTGCAGGAAGTCCAGGTCCCTTAACGTTATAGTTATTCATATCAGGAGCAGTAAACCTATACAACGTTGTTGGAGAAGGTTTAAAGATGGTTGAGTTATTATGTCCTTTAATAATGGATGCACCAGCAGGAGCATTACCAACCTGAGTCTGGAATCCACCACCAACTTCATTGAAGTTAGTACCATCATTTGCAACATCAAGTGTACCGTTAGTACCAATCTTTATTCTCTTAGTACCGATCTTGATCTCACCATCAGCAGGGAGTTCAAGTTTTCCATCAGCATCAACTTTAAGTGTTCTACCAGCAGAACCGAAACGCAGTTCAGCATCAGGTAATGTTAGGTTACCACTTGCATCCATACTAAGTTTATTGGTAGCAGTAGAACCAAACTGTATCTCAGTACCTTGAGCAAGGACTACATTGTCATTACCATCAAAATCGATAGTCTTATTAGATCCAGAAGCACCAAATCTAATACCACCTGTAGCTGGAAGTTCTAATATACCGTCACCATCGATCTCAAGTGCTCCACCAGCGAAATCAAGTTTCTGTCCTACATCAACCTTACCAGATTCATCCTCACTTACTATCCTACTCTTAGATGTAATGTGAATATCAGCTGCTGTTGAAATTGCTTGTGATTGGTTAGCACCAGCAGCAGTAACCGTAATGAAACCACGTGCACCACCATTCTCAGCAGTAAATGCAGCAAAGGCAACTTCTGCTTTAGCACCAAGAGAGTCTTCGATCTCTAGACTGGTACCAGCCTTCATAACACTGAAACGGTTTCTAAACTTCTCTTCTTGAGTAGAGTTTTCAGATGCTAGTTTAGAACTTATAGTACGAGTAGCACCAGTGTCTATACTTTGTACAGTATGTACCTGCTTCTTCTTTCTTTGGAATTCTTGTGTAGTATCATCACTTGAAATAGCAGTATCACCAAGCCAGAGAGAAGCATTGACTAAGTATGCATCCCTGAAACGTAGTGTAGAAGAACCCAAGTCATAAGTGTTGTCACTATTGGGAAGGAAGTTTGTAGAAATAACAACCTCATCACTACCATTGTTGGTAAGATTAGTGATAGAAGAACCACCGCCACCACCGCCTTGTAAGTCGTCCCCTGGCTGAAAGCGTGAGTTAGCAGTATTCCACTTAAGTACTTGTCCGTTAGTTATACCTGAAATATCAACGTCTGTTAAATTCGCAGCAGCAAGTTGTCCCTCAGTAAATACTGAACCATTCCATTTGAGGACTTGATTTGTTGAAGGAGATCCTACTGAGATCTGGAGGTTCGTCTGGTCTCCAAGGTAATCATACAACTCATTAATAACATTATTGAGTTTGATAGCACCGTCTCGTAAGGTATCACCAGTTCCATCATTGGCTGACACGCCAATGTTTACATTTTGCTTAGCCATAATTGGGGACTATTTCTACAGGAGTATTTATGTCATATCAAAGTTTTCTGAGGTATTGTCAAATCTTACATTATTTCTAGTGAAATCAGGGTTATTATTATCCCTTGATAAATCCACTGGAGTCATATCAAATGTACCTACGTTACTATCCCATTTTTGGATAGAAGCATAATCGATTCCAGAACCAGAACCTGTCACAGTAAGAATTGCCAAATTAGATGCAAGAGGAGAGTTATCTGCAGGTGTATCACCAACAGGACCCGACAATATACATCTATAACGATAACCTGTCATATAGGCTACCGCTAGAATAGTTAATGTACTATTTGTATCACCACTAAGGTTTGACCACGCAAATCCTCCATCAGTTGATACTTGCCATTGATATGCAATAGTACCATCTTCAGGTTGAATCTCTGCAACTACACTAAAGTTCTGTGTGTTACCAGCAGCAACTGTTGCATTGACGGGTTGGTAAGTGATTACAATAGTTGGGGTTTGTGTACCACCACCATCACCACCATCACCACCAGAAGCAGGAGGGGGTTCATAACCATCATTATCAGGTTTATCTAATGCTTGCTTTGAGGTAAATCCCACCATAAAGGGGAATATAGGATTACCACTTCCGTCCTCAGTAACGAAATAAGCAAACGTACCATTAGGAAATTCAGGTGTCTTACAGTATCTACCATTATGGGTATCCAAAGCATTTGGATCTGTACCTGTGTATTCCCAATCTTCTACAAAGCATCCAGCAGGATATGTTAAATCATATGCTGGTCTACCATTCGCTTCATCTTCTCTTACAGTATATCCACTTATCATCCTAACAACACTAGATGTGTTAACGTCTGGGTTTGAATAACCCCAAGGACCATAAACAGGATAACCATCAAAACAAAAACCTATAATCTTTGAGTGTCCATCAGGGTGACGCATATTATCACCATTATACTGTGATGAACCATAGTAATCATTATAACCAGATATTACCTGGTTATTTTTAAAACATTCTATAAATCTACTATCATCATAAAAGTACTGGTTATTTGTATTAGGTGTACCACCACAGGAATCTTCTCCTAAGTTAATAGGAGCATTGTTACCTGCTGCAACATAACTAAATCCAGCAGGAGGGGAACCAGCATCACCCCCAGATGGGTTAAAGATGACGACACCATTAGCAGCAACACCAATAGCACCTATTTGTACAGTAGTTGCTGAAGACGTATTCTCACCACCACGATAAACAAAATCGTGATTGAAAGTATACGCTGCTATATTATTAGCATTATTTCCATTAGGAAATGTGCCAGCAGATACTGGGTTAGGTAAACCATCCCCTGTAACTGTCAGCACCTTAGTCCCTGGATTGTATGAACCTGTGGCTGCCATATGCTTATTTAGTTGTCATCGAAGATTTGGTCAGGTGTGAAGTTGTCAACCGTGGTTGCACCAACGTTAACGGTGAGGACTGCTGCAGTAGATAGAACTGGAACTGCGCCAGGTGATGTAATACCAACACGATATTCATCACCACCATCACCCTGTTGAGTAGATGCGATACTAAGTTGATCTGTTGTTGCTCCAGCGACGTTGAGCCAGTTATCTGAACCATATTCCTTCTTCTGCCACTGGTAGGATAGTGTAGAACCGTTGGAAGAAGTGGCGATTACTACGAATGCAGCACTCTGTCCTTGGTTAACTGTTACACTAACAGGTGGGGTAGTAATGGTAATAAACTGTTCGTCGGGAGTTGATCCACCAGAAGGATCTTGCCAGCCTGGATCGTAGATGTCGATACCACCATTTAGAGCAGCACCTGTAGGTCCGAGGAAACTATCTTCAACAGTTGTTTCTACATTAACAACTGGTTGTACGTAACCTTGACCTGCGTTCTTAACATCAATACGTGCGAGACCGACTAATGCTTTAATCTTTCCACCGAATCCAGAGGAAGATATAACATCAACATTTGGACGTGTAGTATAACCATCACCAGATCCAGTAAGAACTGCCTTGGTGATACGTCCTTTCTCTATAGTTGCGAGAGCGTCTGCGTTACGTCCCTTAACTGCACCAGAGTATTCGAAAGTGATTAGTGAGTTAGAAGATTCAATTAGAGCAACAGTTCTATTCTCTTCTTCACCCTCTATTATAAGATCGTCACCAGCTTCGATTGGTGGTACGACTGTTGCTGCGATAACGTCAACGTCAGAACCAATGTAGGAGAATGCAACGAATGTTGAACCTGCACGAGGTACTTCAGAGAAGATAATACGTGAACCAACAATCTCAAAACCGATACCTGGTTCCTGTATAACACCGTTCAACTGACAAATAATATTGTTCTCAGGTCTAATCGTGTTGGACTGTACACCTTCAGTCAATGTTAGTGAGTAGAAGACTCCACCTAACTTTAAGTTAAAGGAGTTCCTCAAGGAGTCGAAATCGAATCCTATATCATCTAACTGACGTAATTTACCAGTGTAAACTCCGTGGAAACTAGATCCTGCAGCAGGTGCTTCAGTAAACTGGATGTTATCTGAGAATGCAGTGAATGCGTAGTCAGCACCAGGTGGTTGTAGGATACCATTCACAAAGATCATCATATGACCTGCGGGATCTGGGAAGTATGCAGTACCGTTATTCTCGGTTAACTTGAAGTTCTTCTGAACACCGTCAAATCCTCTAAAGTATCTTCTTACACGACCACGTAGGGTTCTAGCAGCAGAACAAGCACCTTGGAATCCATTGTCACCAATGATTTGTGTATTCTTCAGGAAGACTCCCTCAGTATCACCTAGGTGTAAAGTTGCCTTAGTACCTAACTGAGTAATCTTCTCGATCTTACCATATGCTGTAGTAGTGCTAACATTTGCTGCACCGATATATGTGTATACACTTGGGAAGTTAGAACCTTCAGGTAACTTACCTAAAGTATACTGTGAGTTACCTGCGATATCAGAAATAGTAAGACCCTCAGGAGCGTTAGTACTATTTGCTACGTATAGGTACTGATTACCTTCATCTTTCTCAGTTATAGTAACTGTCCAGTTAGGTGATAGAACAGCACCACCAGAGAAGATCTGACATACATCACCAGCTTCAATACTATCTGTTACACCAGTATCAGTAATGAATGAAGCGTAAGTTAACCTTGTAATATCTCTTGCGTGTACGTACTCACCGAAGTTTGGTAGAGTCTGGAACGCTTCGATCTCAATAATCTGATCAGTAACTGAACCGTAGATAACATCGTTAGGAGCAAACTCACCAGAGATTGTATCGATATCGAATGTAACACGACCTCTTTGGTTATCAAGTAGTGCACCATTGTTATTTCTAACGATCAATGCATTTGCCTTAGAACCAGAATCAGCAGAGTATATCTTATCATTAGCGAAGAACTCACCCTGACGGAAGTTAACTAGGATTCTACTATGTGTAGAAACTACAGTTGCGGTACCACCAGATGTTACACCTTCTAGTACATCTGCTGCGTTGAATACACCAACAGGGTTAACAACCTTGATGTAAGTAGCATTATCTGTAGCAAGAATCGATGCGGTATTACCTGTTGCACCTTGTACAACAACTGCTTCACCATTCTCCAACTTAGGAGATGCTGAGAAGGTGTTACACTCAATGTAAGTAACAACGTAGTATATGTCTGCGTGGTTATCTGCGATTCTTACAATCTCACCAGTTGCACCAGTGGTTGTACCGTAACATACGTCAGCGAGGTTAATACCACCATTAATAGGAGTAGGAACGTCACGTGAACCGTAAGTTGTTGGTATTCTATCAATTCCATCAACCCTTGAAACTGCAAGACTATGTGTCTCTCCAGCGATGCCAGGATTAATATAAACTATATCACCATCAATATACTCACATAAGAATATTCTATCCGCAGTAGTATGTGGGTGTATGAAATAATTCTCTCTATCAAGTCCTTCAATCATTGCACCTAATGCAACATACTTAACTTGATCATAATGCTCAAACCTATGTCCTGGTATATCAATACCACCATTAGATACATTATTACCTGGATCGAAGGTATGTGATATGTAAGTTGTAGGATAAGTTGATCTCCTCAAAGCAGTATCTACTAAGTGACACAGTGAATTGAGTTTATGAACAGCAGTATCTGTAGCACGAAGTTCCTTGTCAACATAAGCAGGAGTATTTTCATATGGACCAGGATCTACAGCATCTTGCTCTAGAACATTGACCATATATCTCCAGATAGCATTGAAGTGGAAGATAACACGAGTTCTGAATAACTCAGGGAATGCAATGAAGTTACCTTCAGAGTCAAACCAAGAACTGACTAAACCAAGTGTCTTAGCATTACCAGCGGTTATAAAGTCATAGATGAATGCCTTAAGAAGATCATCAGAGAAAGTATTAACTCCAGCATATCCAGGATAGGTACCTAAAGTCTCTGAGAATGCTTCATCTCTAATGTAAACGTTATTGTACATTAACAGACGTGCTGCCTGAGCATACATTTCAGTACCACCACCAAGTGTATCAAGGATGATATTGAATAAGGTATGTGATGCAGAGGTAACGTTATAGCAAGTACCACCAATGTAATTAGTATTAGTAGTTGTAGGAGCAGTTCTAGTTACAGTACCAAGATGACTTGCATTACCTTGTGCTGCTTGATCAACAGTGTTGATAACTATATCCCACAGGGTATTAACTGCAGATTGCTCTGTCTGGCAGAATGTAGTAC